GCCCGAACTCCTGCGCTGCTTCTGGAATAATTCCGCCGAGGATTTCCTTGATGACACTCTTGCGCGCTTTTCGCGCCATCTGTCCCAGGATTCCGCCGCCCGTAGCGGCAGAGATTCCGCCTGTAAGCGGTATGGTACGGGCGATGATCTCCTTCTCTGCGCTATCCTTAACCTTCTCAAGCGCCTGCTGGCGGCGTTCCTGCTCTGGAAGTGTCGGGTCTGTAGCCGCATAGGCACTCTGGTAGAAGGGTGACGCCTGCAACTTGTCCTGCGGTAACTGATCGATTTCCTGCGCCGTCTGCGCGGCATTTTGCAAACCGGAAAACACGCCTTCCGATGCGGCCATGCCGATGGATGACGGCGCATGTTCACCTATCCACTTGGCGCGATCTGCGTTCACGCCAAGATTTCCAAGCCCTTTCTCGATAGCCTCTCCAGCGCCTACTCCCTCCAGCGCTCTTGTTGCCTTCGTGCCAGGTACTGCCATCACCAAATTGCTCGGAATGGATTGCAGTGTGCTAAGTACAGTCGATGCGATCGGAGTCGGGCCGAACGACAAGTCGTCTTTGATTACCGGAGCCGTTAGCGAAAACTTACCTCCTGGCGTCAGCGTATTGTTCCAGTAATCCGAGGCGTTGTCTCCAAGGCTGCGTATCCCCTTCCCAATCTCCTCACCCTCCGGAACGCCGAGCAGTTGAGAACCCTGTTTGATGCCCTCTCCAATACCCGATGCTGCTGCCCCTACGCCTGACGCTAGTGTCTTTGCGTAATCTAGCAATGTCGGAGACTTGAGTGGCACGGAACGCGCCAGCATCGCTTTCAAATCGTCTTGTGCTGGTGGTGCTGTCAGGGTTTGATCCATGTCATATACCTCAATTCAAAAGAGTGGCTTCGCCGTTCACGACTTTCATTGCCTTTCCGGTTACAGGATCAATCCGAATGCCGTCTTTAATCGGTTGTTGTTGATCCTGTGACGGAGGCGGTGTTAGCCAACGTCCGGAATCAGTGTCATAGAGATAATCAACAGGAACTGGATTTCCTGCCTGATCCCTAGTGACTGTACGGACGCGCTCATAATTGCGCCTGGTAGGGCTTTTTCCGGTGTATAGCATAATTTCCCTTGCAATCTTGCTTTGGCGATCCGGATCAGCATTCAGATATTCTTTTTGCAGATCGTCGATACGCTGCTTCTGCGCCAAGTCAATATTTGCGGATTGTCCTTGCGTGTTAAGGAGATTCATTTCTGCATTTGCCTTTGTGTTCGCATTGGCTTGCTGCGTGTTCGCATTGGCTTGCTGCTCGGATGCGAGTTGATTCTTGAACATCCTGTTCGCGGTGTTGTTCGCGGCAATCTGGTTTGCGGCATTACCAGCCTGGTTAACAAATCCAGCCATTGCGCTCATTATACCGCCTGATGTATTCAATGATGGCATAGTTGGAGAGGAGAGTTGCGGAGTAGATGGATTTGCAACAATCCTCTGATGAGACATCTGCGGCTGAGGCTGCGCGGAAATCATGGTTGTCTTGCCGGTACTGTTATTTGTGATCCAGCCTGTACCGGGAGCAGGAATGTCGCTCTCGTCGAACGATGTTTGTTGATTATCGGGAGAAACATAAACAGGCGCGGACTGTGATGTTCTTGTCGGCGGTGTAAGTTGTGCCTGATTCGTGGAATGTACACGATTCGATGAATGTTCAGCGATCACTTGTTCAGGTGTCTTTCCGCCGAGGTTTACCTGTACGCCAGAATTAGGTAGCTGGCCGAGCTTGTCCAATCCCCATTTGTAGACGGATTCCGGTATCAAGTCTGCCGCTGTCATACCAACCGCAACCGGGCGCGCAAACTGCGCTACTCCTGGGATGAACGATCCGGCCCCAACGGCGGTACGAATTACGTTATCGGCTGTCGATGCCGGTTCGTATCTTCGATCTGGCGTTACCATTCCGGTGTTTGCGGCCAGTCCGTATCCTCCCCTGGCGAGTTGATCTAACCCGGCCATTTTACCGGCCCATCCTTGCAAGGTATTATTTGCCATATCAGCCGCGCGTGATACCATCGGAGCCTTTGGTGCTGCGCTTGCCGTTGCTTCATTTTCTATTGTCGCAGAACCTGGTGCGGGCGCATCCGACGATCCTGATGCTGCCGCAGAACCTGGCGCAGATGCTGGCGCTGCCCCATCAACAGGCATCGAATCTATGGCCGCCATTTTGGTTGCAGTGTCATTTGCGATTTTTTGTTTGGCACGATCAAGGCTGTACTTAAAGTAATTATCATCTTGATTCATGTTTGGAGGCGTCAAAGTAGCCATTCTAATCACTCCGATTTGGTTTGTACTGCCAGGGCGTTGATGCTATTCAGCGCCGCCGTAATCATGCTGGAGTAGACATTAACACCAGCGGTTGCAGCGCCTAAATTCAAGTCTGCCTGCTTGGATGCTTTCTCCAATTCTAGTTTCGCTTTTCCAAGATTGTTCTGCAAAGACAACGAATTTCCATCTATGTTTACGCGCTCACTAGATACAGCGAGATCGCCAATGGCCTGCTGCGATCTGACGCGCGATTCATAAGCCTGTATGTCTGCACCATAAACGCGCTCTTTTAGTCCCTCCACCTGCAATATGGTTTCTAGCGTTGTCCTATATTGTGTGATCTGCGAGTTGTACTTGTCCAATTCCGCCCTTGCCTTCTCGATCTCTGATTTTAGCACCAGCGATTCGACTTCTGTCTTGGCCTTGGCGGCCTCCACGGTTCCGGTATAAGCTCGTACTTGAGCGTCGAATATCTGCGCCTTGCCAAGCTCGCCACGCACCTTCGCCTCGAAGGCGTTGAACTCCGCGCTCTTGGCTTGCACTTGTGATACATAGGCTTCGACTTGGGCGCGGAATGCGTCTAGATTAAGTTTTTCTACGTTTGCCTTGACGTTCGCCGCCTCGACTTGTGTTCTGTACAGATTGACAAGTGTTTCGTGCGCCTCAATTCCTGCCTTGTACTGGTTGATGCGCGTCATGTTCACATCGGCGCGAATCTTCTCAACATCTGCCGTATTGCGGTACTGCTCCAACAGCAAGCTATTGGCGCGTAACTTCGACTCGAACACCTGGGCTTCTGTCTTGTACCCGTCCAGCATCGCGTTATACGCCGTCACCCGTGCGTTATATGACGCGATGGCAGCGTCAATCAGATACTTGCTGGCATTCAGCAAACGCTCCATCATGGAGCCGTGGTACTGGATCAGAACGCCCTCAAGCTGACTCCCCTGCTGAATGGTGAACTGGCGATTCTGTACGTACAAGTCGGCGCGTTTCAGCGCAACCTCTCGGTTGAATGTAGAAGATGCGTCTTGGAGCGCCTGACGTGATTTCTCCAGCGCACCGAAGAATGTCCCTGGAGGAACGCTGAATCGACGCGCTGAAAACTCTCGCTCTATCTCGTCTATAGACTGATTGGCATTAGCCATTTCACGATCACGTGCGCGATCCCACAGCTTCAATTCGTCGTTTGTTTCGATTCCATACCCGCCATTTGTCAAATCTGCCTGCAATTTAAGCCGCAACAGATTCAGCAATTCGGATGAGTAATCCTGCTCGTTGAAGCTAAATACTTCGCTTGGCGGTGTCAGCGTTGCGCCGGATGGAGCGACTGCCGTGAAGTCGATAGTAGGAAGATTAGGTTGTGACGGGATATGGATGTCATCCAGTGCCGGAACGTTGCCAAAACTGGCTAGGTTGATGTCAGGGCCGTTGCCGATTGTCGGTGCGGTAAAGTTTGGCGCAGCGCCGAAACCCTTGTCAGGGAACACCAAAGACGGCGCGTTACCGACATCCAGCGACGGCGCGCTACCTGCGAACGGTGAGATTGATACCTTGTCTGGAGCCGTGAAGTCAGAAATGCCTGGCGCAACAGGCGGAGTAACGTTTTCCGGGAAACTGAAGTTCGGCCTGGCTGGAATATCTTTCTGGATGTTGTCGATGTACTGCTTCACCAAATCTTGGTAGAAATACCCACTCCACATACTGAAGTCATCGCCACCCAATTTTGCAAATGCAAATTGCCCGATGCGATTTACTAAAGCCTGCGCTTGATCTACCCACCCGTCTGCGAACTTGACGGAATTATCAATAATTGATGGAACGTCTGCCATGACAATGCCCCAATAAAAATCCCACCTGGTGGTGGGCTTATGAATCTAAAAATACGGGAATTGATATACTATGTATTTTATATATCGGCGTTATCAAACCCGTCTGGAATAAGTTTCTGCTACAACCTCCAGCGCATCCAACTCCATATCCGATCCTCCCGTGTTGGCGATGGTGAACTGGTAATAGCGCGACTTCATACCGCGCCCCATGTCGGCTTTGTGCTGGCGCATCGTCGTACTATCTTCCGGGTGTATGTCGTAGTCGTAGGATTCGTGCTCATCCATTTCCACCGTCAGCATTACCTGCTCTGAGGACTTGCAAGATAGGTAAGCGTCCGTCAGTCGCTTCATGCTGTTGGCCCCGAAGTCTGACTTGCCTGTTGTGATGCTGGCCTGAATTTCTGCCCCGTTGTCACTCGCTCCGTCCAGGAAGAACAGCCCTGATGCGCTTGCGCCGATCATGCGCCCGTTGAACTCCGCCATTGAATTGAACGGATAGCCCTGATACTCGGTGATTGCGCCAGTCTTTAGGTTCATCGCCAAGACATGCCATTGATCCGCCTGGCCCACCGCTCCAGAAATGAACGCCGTCATCGGCTTGATCTTGGTGTCTATCGTTCCGTAATAGGCCAGATACCCGGTGAATGACGACGAGATCAATCCAAGCGTGGCGCTTATGCTTCCTCCAACACCATTCGCACCGGTTATCTCGCCTGAAATCACTGGCAATCTGGAATTAATACTGCCGGTGATTTCTATAACTCCGGTAATACTTCCAGTCAAGACAGGAAGCGCGGCATCAATTGATCCGATAGCGCCTGTCTGCCCGACGATGCTTCCAGTAATCGCCGGAATCGTTGCATCAATGGAACCTGACGCGCCTACATAACCCGTGATCTGCGCAGTTATGAGAGGAAGGACTGCATTGAAGCTCTCTATCCCACCTGTGATATTGCTGGTAATTACCGGCAAGCTGGCGTCGAGTGATCCTGTTACGCCAACAAGTCCAGCGATCGATGACTCCATGCGCCTCAAGGTTGCATCAAGCGATCCCGCGACACCAACAAGTACATCAAAAGAAGACTCCATGCCAGGCAATGCGGAATCTAGCGATCCTATGACGCCTATATCGCCAGTAATATCGCTGGTGATCACTGGCAATTCAGCAGATATAGTACCGCCTAAAGCATTCGTGCTTTCAACGATAGCCGAGCCGCCAACCTTTACCCCGCCGCTGGAGACATAGAAGTTATCGCTGACAATTGCAGAACCAGTAACCTTCACGCCACCATGTCCAAAGACTGTCAGCGAGGTAACGTTGTAGCTTGCATCTATCGCGGAGCCGCCTACCTTAACACCACCGCTTCCGGACATTATCAGCGGAATATTCTGAATGTACGTAACATCAGCGGTTCCGCCTACCTTAACCCCGCCGCGTCCAGTTATTATCAGCGGATCATTGGCTATATCTGCCATTCCGCCTACCTTAACACCACCGCTTCCAGTTATTATCAGCGGAGGATTTGGGATATACGTAACGCCAGCTGTTCCGCTTACCTTAACCCCGCCACTTGTCGTCATAGAGTACGTTGACGGCCCTGACTCTCCGAACTGGAATGAAGGCAGCATTACACCAGCTGTCGGTGTCTTATATCCGAATTGGAATGAAGGTAGTGTAAAAGACATGGTTTAACTGAGCGTGATAGTGGCTTCTGTCAGGGTTACGGCATGCCCTGACGTGATGGTAAGATTATCCAGGATGAAGTCCGCATTGGAAGTCCCGACTGATCCCTGAATGGTATAATTACCCTTCACCCATCGAATGTATCCAGCCGTTCCGCTCGCGGATGCGTTGGCCGATAGGTTGGTAGTGAGCGATGCAGCGCCACCTGTAGACGCCCCCCACGGAGAATTAGAGCCTGTAGGAATAGTAGCCAGCAACGTTCCGGTAGCTGCCATGTCTGCGTTTGCTGGCGCTGATCCAGAATACACAAGGATCGAACCGTTGATCCCCATCTGCATCGCCGAACCGTCGATTCCAGCAACCATTGAGACTAGATGATTAACCACGTCAGAATTGAGTTGCAGCGTGCCGCCGTTGGTATATGGCATCTTCACGTCAAGGTTAGTGACTGTGATAGGACTGTCTTTAGTCGCTGATAGTGATGACAGGATGCAGCCAGCGCCAGAGCCTGCCACACCAACCGTGGTGTCTATAGACGCTATATTCCCGTCGTTGCTGATTCTGGCGAACCCGATTGTTCCATTTGATGCGGCATTTGCAGATACGGATGTAGAAAGCCTGCAGACACCACTAGCAGCAGCAGAATAATTCCCATTCAATAATAATGATGCAGAACTTGTAAGCTGCGATCCAGATGGTGTTGTGCTTGGATTAGCTGGTTGCGATCCACTGTAAAAATCAACTGAATAGCACGGAACACTACTAATCGCTGTTGATCCTACAATACAATCAACAATCGGATTCAGGAAGTATGTGGCATCGAAAGTTGTTGGCATATCTTACACCTTAGACAGGGTGATTTGTGGTGTAATCTTGATGGTGTCTCCGGCGTTCTGTACCACCTTGGCAGAGCCAAACAATTCCGAAAACAGCAAGGTTCCGCTTGCCGCGCCAACCACGTAGTAACCGTACACCGTTACAGCTGCACCTGCCGAGAACGTCCATGTCTGTTGAGCGAAGGAACCCTGCGCAACACCACCATTCTGCGTTATAGTCCAGTTCCCCTTTGAAAGCGTCTTCGCCGTATATCCTAGCGTGGACATTTCTGTATAGGTTGACGCAACGTCTGTATCTGCTGGTGTTACGTTATTCACGAACAGCTTTAGCAAGAAATCCTCCTGGGCATTGAATCCCAAGGCCATGCCTAGCAGCATGTTCTCACCTACTGATGGGACGAGCATTGTCATGGTGTTCTCCTTTTATGCGCTTGGTAGCGTGAATTGTGCAGCACTGATAGTTAGCGGAGCACCAGCGGCGAACGAAGTCGATGTAAGGTTCATATCCGCACCAGAAGTCCCGACTGTGCCATCTACCCGACAGGCAGTAGTGCTGCTCGACGTTCCTGGATCACTCGCCTCACGCAAGCGGAACCAGTATGCAGTGCCGTCAGCAAATATTGATGAGCACGACCATGTTTCTGCAGGGTTCTTTGTCAGCACACCGCCGGTAGCGTTGGTTTCGAAAGTTAGTCCATTCGATGTTCCATTCGAATAGACAGTAGCGAGCTTGATCGCGCCAGAAGGCGGTGCATCATCCGCAGCAGTAGGGCGTGTGCCAGAGTAAATATCAATGAATCCACCCGCGAACAATGTCTTGAACGGGGATGTATCCATGAGCTTGTTGACTGTACCAGTCGATAGACGCAGGGACATTTCATAACCTCCAAATAAAAAAACCCGCAATCAGCGGGTGTAAAAAAACCCGCCGAAGTGGGTTTGGTGGGGAACTTGTATTACCTGAGCGCGGCAATGTACTGATTCATGCCTGGCTTTATTCGCGCTACCGCAGCGCCATCATGCGTTACAGGATAGACATATCTGTCAACGGTGATATTCTGGAACGATCCTCCATCTCCGATGACGCAAATTCCTTTGTTTGACGCGAACACGCCCACGACGCCTTGCATCCCTGAAAGAACCATTGATCCGTCCACATAGGCCAGGGTGTGCGGTATGACGCCATAGCTTGCCTTCTTGTCATGCTGCGCCTGGGTGATGTCGTCCCCGGCTAGGAACACAATGGACTTTTCTGTTCCAATGAACACACCGCCCTGTACTGGCGCAATCATGTTGATGCGAGAATCGAAAGCGTAGGACTGGCGCACCGGATCGAAGCGCTGGAAGTACAGGTAATCCGAATACAGCAAGAACTCATGGACGGCTATCAATGCATGGCCGTTGAACATTGAGACATGCTCGCCTACCGGAGCGTGCTGGTAGAATTGCGTTTGCAGGGATATTCCCAGATTCACCGCATCGCCAGCGTAAATTGCGCTGGTAGCGCTATTCGGTATCTGGAGCGCAAGGTACATGGTTTTTCCATCCGGTGCCGTAACGTAGATGCGTTTCCTGTCTATGCTTGGATCGGCAGAAACCGGGATGTTGTAGAACTCGATTCCGCCGATTGTCTCGATGACGCCAGAACCTCCCGTTCCCGATTCCTCGCCATCGTTCCGAAGGAAAGTAAGTGCGAACTGGTACATTCCTTGCGGAAGCAAACCATCGGATATGCGTGCCATTGGCTGTTCATTGGGAGGTGTTATGCCCCATTGCGTGACAGTGTTTCCATCCGTGACAAATGATTTCAATCCGTCCGAAAAGTAAACTTTACCATTGATGCTCTGATAGGAAACGCGATTTCCTGATACGTCTTCCAACAGAACGCTCGAAGTGAAGTCTGGGTGAAGCAGCATCAGGTTAGTCCCGGTGACATAAAGACAATATTCGCCATTCGAGAACAGCGAATGCGCCGATCCTGGTGATAATTCAGTGAAGCCAGGACGGCGAATAATGCGCTTGCTGTCGTCGATGTCAACGTTCACAGCCGATGACAATTCAGCAGTACCGATGCGATAGTCTGGGACAGCATTCCTGATGCCATCGAACCCTGCGAAATCAATGCTTGGCATTACTTCTTCTTGCCGTTAGCAGAAAGTTTCTGGAACTTCTCGGCTCCATATTTCTTGCGGCCAATAGATGCGGCCAAAGCAGCCGGATCATCCACGCCTTTCTTGGAAAGAGCGTTTTCGAGAGAAGAGAAGCGCTTACCCGAACCTAATTTTGGTTTTGCCATTTTGAATCTCCTTTTTCATAACTGCGGTTTGAAAGTTCCGAACCAGCCGCATTCATTAAATGTCAGCGACGTATTGTCCGGCGATGGAGGTACTTCTGTTTCTAGCGCCTCCTCAAGTGCGCCATACGGCTCCTTGTCTAGAAAAACTCTCATATACGGAATAAAAGTATCCTTTGTCACATTATTTACAATTCTCTCGAACCCTAAATACGCCACTTCACTCCCGAAGGTAAGGCCTGGGAAAATTTCGATTCCGATAATATCCGGATCATCGCGCTCGGCAAATTTACTTGCCACACCGTTGCGCACATCCCATACAGACCACACTCCATCTATCTTTGCCGTTATAGTGCGATCTGTCACAAAACCCATTAATACGCCATTCTTCCCTTCAAAAGATACAATTTTCTTTGGGCTAGGATCAAGAGTATATACGGTAATCTTTTTATCACTCTCGCGCATAACCAAACGCCCTGCAGATTCAACAACCTTCTCGACATCGCCCGGCAACATAAACCTGTAAGGCGCCCTATCTTTCACATACATCATGGCGACTATTTTCGGTTTATCTGGGTTTTTCATATCGTAAGCAGCAGCCACAAGGCCGTAAGACGCCATACCAACTTCGTTGAGAGGATGCTCGGTTGGGCTTTTGTATGTGCGTGGCTCTCCGTCAGCAATTGGCTCAGTGTATGGATACTTCAATGTACGCACGTTGCTTTTTAGTACCACAGCGCCAGTAAAAGCGTCGATGACATATTCTGTCGTAGACCACGTTTGCCATACTGCACTTTCGTAGATGGTGAACGAAATTAGTCCACCGTTCATTGAGTAAACAGCATCGGATACTTCAACAGTTAGATTTGGATTCTGTTCATTTACAGGAGGGATACTGAGCAAAAGTTTCCCATCTCTGGAGTACACCATCACAATTGGTTGTGCGATAATAGTTCCGTCATAAAGTGTCGTTACCCCAGGTAGCTTTGATTTGGGCCTCGCGCTCATCACGAAACCGACACCGTTCATCGCAATGGAGTTCAAGCTGAGGCTGTAATATAAATCGTAAAACCACTTATCTCCCTGAAAAGCATACTTATCAATAAGAAAAGGAAAGCCTTGTAAAAAAGAAGAAGTATGTCCAAGGCCATCGAACGTTATTAACTCATTCACAGCAGATGAATAGTGATCTGAGTCTGCTTTCATGACGGTTTTTATCGGTATTATCAGAGACCGATCATGGCTGGCCACCAAACCAAAACCTTGGACATCTATCTTTCCTTGCGATTGCACCAGTCCATCTTTTCCTCCATGAACAATCAAGGATGACAACGCGCTACATCCGTTATTATTTATAACTGGAGTGTACAGTGTGAGTAATGAAGGCTGATCTGGACTCCAGTTAGCAAATGGCGATCCATATTCTGACCATAGATGTGATCTGTCTTTCTTTGCAAACACGGGGTGAATTTCTGCTGTAGGACTGGAATTGGCGTTGTTAATGGAGCCTAATAGAACATGAATTACTTTCCCTGTTTCGTATTCATCTGGAACTAACGAAAAGTCTTTAATAAGGGTGGGTGGTTTTTCCCCGGACGCCGGTCGCACTGTGTAGAAATCCATGACATTTGTGCCATCAAGCACAAATATGGCACGGTTAGATGCGTCTACTTCTCTTGGTAGTATTGTAAGTGATTGGTTACTTTCTATCGCTGCGAAGTCATCGGATTTCGACAGATAACCAGACTTCGGCCCTATAAACCTATAAGTTACCGGGCTATATTCGACGCCAGGTTGATGGACTACACCAACAACGCTTATTCCTTCTCCACCATCATAGTAATCTGCTTCCATCTCCAACTTATCGCTCACCGGGAATAGCAGTATCTGCTCCACGTCATCGACAGTGCGTTTTACTTTCAGAGTCTTGTCATCCTGCGCCGAAAGAACGTCGCTGCTCAGTGTGTTAATCTCTGTTGGTTTCGAGAAACCATTACCGACTGCATACCGAACATACGTTTTCTCACCATCAGGATTGTCCTTGGTGGTGGCTGGTACGCGAACCCATACCAGCAATCCATCGTGCTCCATTTTCCTTCCGCAGAGTCCTTCCCAAGGGCCGATACCGCAGTCTATTATCTTGGCCCAATGCGCTGGCATAATTGAAATCATGTCAGTCATCATGGACTTAACAAAGATGAGCGCAGCCCCATTTGCAACAATCGCAGGCTTCTTACCACCTCCACGGGCTTTTAGCTCGTGCAGCATCTTTCTTCCTATCGGTAGTAAGTGCGTGCATCCTTTTCCTAAGTAGATTGCCATTTACTTAGTGCTTTGTGCTGTTATCCCACTCTATCAGCGCGTCGATCCGCGCCCTGCACTGCTCGTAGAGATCGGCGGCATCGACGATCCAGGTTGCGACATCGGTGTCCGTGCTGTCGTTGGTATCTGTGGTAGCGGCGGCATGGGCTGGAGCAACGCCGCCGGAGGATGAGGGCAACTTGACACCGAAAGCGGGGGATTGCTGGAGCAGGCCGCGAGCGTCAGCAGATAGGCAAGTGCGGCCAGTAGTGGCTGTTTTGATGTCATTTCGGAGTCTCCGGTTGGTAGTTTCTAGATCGGCGAGGCGAGTTTCGCGTTCTGCCAGCGCCTGATCGGCAGCGTGACTTGCCGTTTCAATACGGCGGCGGGTTTCTTCGGCGGCGGCGGTTTCACGCTTGGCGATATCGGCTTTGAGCGCTGACACCTCGGCCACCTTTGCGCGGTGCTCCCAGGTGTAACCAGAAGCCAAGCCCAAAGAAAAGAAGCCCAAAGCAAATAGCAGTGCAGTAGCGATGGTTGAGAATGGATTCAAGGCTATTCTCCTACTCCAATATGTAACCGGAAACAAAGCCAAAAACAAAAAGCAGCTCGGCGGAGATGATTGGTAACGGGTTCAAAGCTGTTTTATCTCCTACACACATTTTATATTCTGCCTGTCGGCGCTTGGTAAGCCCTGGCAATTCACGCCCACCAGCACTGTTCCATTTCAGCAATTCCTTGCACGCACCAGCATAGTCTGGCGGTGTCTGCTTGAGCTTCTTCACTAGCGAGGAATGACAAGCATTTCCCACGCCGACGTTATAAGCCCACGAAACATAAGCATCCCATTCGCCCTTGCTAAGAGGAACATCGCCGATGCAACCAGCCAGCACTTTAGCGTGAGCGTCTGCATCGAGCTGGAGTGTTATCACCGCACGTACAGGATCGGTTTTATCCCCGCGTTTGACAGGCCCGGATGTTGTCTGGGTAGCGCCAAACCCTATTGTCTGAACTCCAACACCATCGTCGTATGCATCGCCACGGTATCCTTCATACGCAGCAAGTGACGCAATGACGGCAGCCGTTGCGCCGACGGCCTTCCATGTCGATGCAGGAATGCGCGGTTGCTCAGGCATCATCGTCGCCTAGCGTCTTGGGTTGACGTACAAGGCGAGAAATCACTACTGCAATGGAAAGCACCACTGTCAAAAATGCGAATAAGCGTGCGTCAATCATACCCATGAATACAGGCATAGCAATGAACATCCCATTAAGCGCCGCCGTCAACAGGGCGAAGCGCACACTCCAGGCGTGTATTAGAAGATTTTTCCAGTCTGCATATAGTTTCATCGTTCTTTCTCCTTTACATCATGTACTTTAACCCATGCGCTTATATCACTAACATCTTTCTTGATTGTGACGATCTCGTTGAATGCAAAACTTATCAGCACAATTGCAATGGCCTGTACGGCCCCAAGCACACGGGCCGCAACTCGCCACATTCCCTTTCCCTGGTTCAGCAGCAATTGCTCTCGCTCGGTGTAGGCTTCATAAGCAGTCAAGTGGTTGTCGAGTTTTTCCGCTACTTCGTTGATGATCTGAGTGTTGGCGATCAGTGATTCGTTGATCTGCTGGAGTACGATCAGAAACGCCCGATCTTTAGGATCGTTTGCCTGCTCGATAAGAACAAGAATCTTATCTTGTGACACGTCAGTGGCCCTTCTATTATGTAATTCTGTCATTGCCGATACTCAGGAGGTAGTTGTGTACCACGTAACTCTGACTCAAAGCTCAATTTACAGTGATCGCGCTCAAACGGGCTAAACAGCACATCAACCAATGGCCGCAACAGCTTTCCAGATGGCCTTCCCTCACGCTCCATGCGGTATAACGCCGCACTAATAGTTTCATCAGGCATACCCTCACCAAACGTTAGAGTAACCCATATTAGCTGATCGACAGCGATGAGTAGATTAAGAAGTCGTTGCTTAATAACCATGTTTACTTACGCAAGAATCTCGGCTGAACGACCAGTAGCAAGCAGTCCTGCAGATTCCAATGCCTGCAATCCGGCGATTGTTGATGGATCATCGAGGTTTATTTCCTCTGCGAGTTTGAACTTGTCTAGCCAGACTTCAACCTGCACATTCGATTTGGCTGCCGTATAAATTGCAGCAAGTTCAGAATCTGTAAAGCGGTTCATATATGCAAGTTTTGTCAGTATGCGAACGCTCGGAATAGTCACGATGGATTCCTCGACCAGCCTATAAAATGGATAGTGCTCTGCACAAAAATCTTCACTAGCCTCAATTGTATTGACTACATTACCGTTTACCGCATCAAGAATTTCGTATCGCATTTTAATACTCCAGAATCACTATGCCATTGCCGCCAGCACCGGAGGTTGCTGTGTAGGAATTACTAGTATTGAAGCAGCCTCCACCGCCAGCCCCTACACCGCCTTTGCCAGCGGTGCCGGCAGCGGATGCGGTGGAACCACAAGCTCCTCCGCCAGCACCAAATCCGCCAGCTCCTCCTGAGGCTGTTCCGGAGCCGCCTCCGCCACCATCACTTCCAGCTGATCCAGTGCCTGATCCGGCACCACCGGAGCCGAATATAGGGATTGCGGCAAAAGCTACTGATGTAGGATAACCTGTTGCACCAAGTATATTCAGCCCACCAGTAGCACCACTATTTGGCCCGCCAGCACCGGAGCCACCACCACTCGAAGCAGATATTGAAGCTGCTAATGGGGATGCGCCACCGCTCACATATCCACTGGTTCCAACACTTCCACTGGCAAAAGCACCAAAACCAACATTTATTGCGCCGCCGCCTGTTGCACCAGTACCGGATACAGTAACTGCACCGCTGCCACCGCCTGTCAGGTTTATGTCGCCACCAGAAGCAGTACCGCCGGACGCACCTGAAACCGCACCAGCAGCTTGTAGCCCGCCTCCGCCCCCATTGGCTGTCAAAGTCGTAGAACCAATAACAACTGTTGTATTTCCGCCTGCATTGCCGTTAGCAGCACCACCAGCTACTGGAGCAGCAGCCGCACCGCCAGCCCCAATTGTACAAACAATAGATGTCCCCGCAGCGATATACATTTCCTTGATGCACGTTCCGCCTGCCGCACCACCAGAAGCGTTATTAGGACTGGCCGCAGACTTTGCCGCACCGCTCCCACCTGCGCCGATTGCTGTAATACGATACATTCCAGAAAATTGTGCGGTAATAGTCTGGCTACCCCGTACATACATAACAGACCGACGACCGAGACTGGTGTTAAGAAATTGCTTCAGATCACTCATTAATAGATTCTCCAGGTAGTTCCGCTGTAGACAAGGCCAACACTGACATTGTTTGTGGATAGCGTCATGTCTTCTGAAAGGCCCATGATGGTGCTGCCGTTTCGACCGATTGTCAGGTTGTTGGTTTGAAAAGCGCCACCACCGTCAGAAAACTCAACATAATTCCCAGCCGAAGGAGAGGATGGGAGAGTGACCGTAAATGCGCCGCTGGACGTGTTTGCTGCAATTCTGTCGCCGGATACGGCTGTGTAGTTAGCCGTCTTAATCTTCCAATCGTTGGAGATGTACGAGCCTGGGATCGTGTCCCCGGCAGACAGTTCTTGTACCGTCCCGGCATAATTAGCCAGTGGTTTTTTTGTCGCCATGACTTAGGCCAAAACGAGCACGTCTCCGGGATTGAATGATAGTGTAGTCGCATTGATCGCAACCCCCACGGGCTGCACTACGTTGCCTGAACCTGACGGTGCTGTTGCGGAAACTCCACCCGCTGTCGTTGCCAAGAAATACTTTGCCCCCGGAGTAAGTCCAGACATCTGCGTGTTGGACTGCGATGTGCGGTACACTGTGGCGTTTCCAGGTGCGGTAACGGCGGCCAGCACAAAACCCATGGCCTCTTTTCCTGCGGTTGTAGCATCGGCTTTTCTGGCGTTTGCGGCACCCGAGTTCGACCATATATTAACCAAATCTCCCGCTGCCAGGTTCTCGGATGCTGGAATTACATCAGCTTCTACGCCAGAACCAACCGGCATCATGCTGGTGTCGAGTCTGCCCGACGAGTCAAGCGCGGGGATTTTTCCAGCATCGGCTGCGCCCGCCGATGTTTGATTCGCTGCGACTTCTTGCCATACGCCAGCGTTGTATTTGATGTATTTGTTTCCAGCCATGATGTTTCTCCTAGTTCAAAATTATCGGTTCGCGTAAATTGATGAATATCTTTGTAGCAGTGATCGGGAATGCGACTATCAGGCTGAATCCAGTTACCGGCGCAACCTGCGTCAGCATCCCTGACAACGATAGCCAGATAGGCGTATCGAGCACCCACGACCAAGACGGCTCTGTCATTTCACCGCCAGTCTGGATCGTCGCAGTATCTCCCATAGAGGCCGCCCCGGTTGTCATGCCAAGCACCTTGTTTGCGTGGCTGAGCACCGTGTTATCGGCGTAGATGGCTTTCCCAGTGTCATCCAGCACCACCATGCGGTGTCCGCCGAGCGCTTCACCTGCTTGGTATTGCAGCGCAATCCCGCCTGTTGGGCCTGGAGACCCAGGCGGCCCTGGCGGCCCTTGTTCCCCTACGAATATAACCTGCCTGTCAACCAGCTCAACTACCGATACCTGTTTCTCATCAATCACTACAGGGTGTACTTCAATAACCTCGATCACGTTGTAATCTCTCCAAGCACTACAACATCTTCAATCGGGTTTCCGCTATCCGCCATGATCTTGCTTACATAGCCGGAAGCAGTCGTTACTAACTCGATGTCGCTGACGCCCTTTCGCCATGTAATCGCTGCGGTATCTACTGCCGATATTGTCTCGGTGATGGTATGGTTCACGTTGTCGATTGTCAGCCCACCGTTTTCCGTCGTCAGACTGAGCAACACCGTTCCGCCTTCTTTGTCCTTGATGCTGCGACGTGCAGTGCATCCCGACATGTCGATTGGCGTGAAGTATTGCAGATAGCCGCCCGATGTGTATGCGCCGAAGTCAGATGCGTTAACGTCATTGATCGTTATCGTATTCGCATCCACTACCGTAACCTTACGATACGCATTCAACTTCGGCTCGCCCTTTGAGTCCAGTTCAGCGTTTATCTCACGCATGCCCTTGACGGAAACGACTGCGACAAATTGCCCTGTTACAAGCCCATGTCCAAGTGCTGTAATTCTTACGGGCGCGGAATTAGTGATAGCCGTGATTGGGATGTAGATATACGGCTTTGCGGTTGGCCTAAGCACTCGGCTGTATGTTTCTCCCCTGATTATCGTGATTGTCATGTCTTCACCTAAAACCATACGGCACGATTCCCGCGCCGTGTCCGTGTACGGTTCGCGCGTTCTTGGTGCGCATTGATAGGCTGTCCGAATTCTTGAATGAATAGCGCCGCCTGTGTGCGGCTCTTGTTCGGATCGTATGTGTCCACATCCTGTTTGAGATAAGCCAGTTCAAGGGCATGATGAATCAGTTTTACGTGATAACGGCCTTCTATCTCCGGCTCGTCTCCATCGTCAACCAACTCCGCCATCGGCATTCTGTACACGCCGAAATTCATGCTCCCATTGGCGTCAGGCGTATGAATAAGCTGGATGTACCCTGATTTTGCATCGACGGAAAAGAATTCAGGGAATAGCTGCGTTGAATTCCAGTAATCTCCATATATATGCTGTGCATCCTGAATCGAGATCATTTCCAAGTGTTTATCATCCAGCGTTACCGTATCTTCCCGAATGCGTAGAATTGATGGGTGAAGCTTGTAAAGTGCTTCTCCGGCAGCCACGTCTATATGGCATACTTCCGGCGTTTCATTATCGGCAATGAGGTATGCACGGCGCACGGCTTCGAAATAGGCTAGGTTGATGTAGCCGTTCACCTCATCGTC